TGGAGATCCCGAAGTCCGCACAATTTCAGCGCCAAAGGGAGCGCAGATCGGATTTACAACCTTCCTTGCGAATGCGCTAATGTGGGCAATCTCGGAAGATCCCGGCCCGGCGTTGTTTCTCACATCAACATCGGACAACGCGCAATCATGGAGCGAGCGCGAATGGCTGCCGAGGTTGAACGACTGTAAACGCATTGCCGCCCTCATCCCGAAAAACCGGGACGCGATGAAGAAGATGGAACAGGCGTTTCTTTCCATGACGGTGAAGCTCTCCGGCGCTCAATCGGAGAACAATCTCGCCTCCCGTCCGATTCGCTACCTCTTGAATGACGAGGTTGATAAATGGCCGCATGGCTTTCTCGGCATCGCAGAGGCTCGCACACTCAGCTATCGCGGCGTTGATAAGATCGTCCGTGGCAGCACTTGCACGACTGAGGAAGGGCCAATCTGGATGTCATGGATTAACAGCACGCAACACCTCTGGAATGTCGAATGCCCTGTGTGCAAAGCGCCGCAGGTATTCGACTTTTTCAAGAGCGTGAAATGGAGCGCAGATCACAAAGACGCGAAGGGCAATTGGAACATCGAAGCCGTTCGCCAGTCAGCCTATGGCGTCTGCATCGTAAACGGGTGCGAGTTCTCAAGCAGCCAGCGTAACGAAATGGTGCGAGCCGGGCAGCCAGTGGCGACGAATCCTTTCGCATCGCCGCAGGATAAGGGCATTCATTTGCCCTCGCTGCTTTCGCCTTTCTTGAGCTTTGGAGACTTGGCCGCGCTCTGGCTGCAAAAGAAAAACACGCTCGCCGGGAAACAGGACTTCTATAATCAATACTTGGGCCTTCCGTGGAGCCACGAAGAATACAGCGTCAGCGAAGAGAAAGTCAGGGCTTGTCGCGCCATCGGTGAGAATTACTATCTGCTTGGCGAATGTCCCGTTGATCCTGTAGATGTAACGCTAAGCGCAGACGTCGGCGAGAAAGCAACGCATTGGACCGTGGAGGCGACAGGCCATGACGGGCAGTGCTACGTCATTGATTACGGCATGGTATTGGCAGTTGAGGACTTGCTTTCAATCATCCGCAAAGACTACCCGATTAAAGGCACCGAGAAGCGCGTTAGAATCACCTCAGGCGTAGTTGACTCCGGTTATGCAACAGAGCGCGTCTATCGCGCTTGTGCAAACTCTGGCGGGCGCTTGTGGCCTATCAAGGGAAGCTCTGCCGAGTTTGGAAAGCCCGTTGATGCCGCACGAATCCCGACTTGGCCGACGCTGCTACTCTATACCTATGTCGATTTCTTCCACAAGGTTGCGCTCTACATTGACGCCATCGCCCGCCGCAGCTCGCCGCTTTGGTGGATTCCCGCAAACGTCGGCAACGACTTCGTCGAAGGCCACTGCGGGCAGGAACTGAAATCGAAGCAAACCGCCGCGAGATCAATCAAATTCTGGAAGCCGGTGGCAAACGACCACTTTGGAGACTGCTCGAAAGGGCATCGAATTATCCGCGACGTTCGTTCGCAGTTTTACGGATTCGGGAATACTTGAAATAATCCCTTGCCATCCGCCGCAAGTGGTCAAGTATTGCGCCAGCAAATAGGTTTGCTCTGTGCTAGGAGCCATCCGACCCACAGGCAAACCCTCTGAGGCCGACTTTCTAGCACGAGTCGGCCTCTTTGCTTGCCGTTTTAGAGTCACAAACTCGATCCTCAAAAAGTCGGTCACTTGGCGAAGGCATAGAAGGCTAAATTGAGCGGTGGCGAAACTGACAAACGCATGCGTTATCTGAGCAGTCGAATAGACTCGGCACCAGCATGTCCGGTCGTAGCGCTCGTTTAATTGCGGCGCGCAAGCTAGGGACTTCCAAGTTTGAATCTTGGCCGCTCAATTCAGCCTTCACATCGGCGCACGGTGGACCGCAGAATCAGCCGTGCAAAAGTCGCTAGGTTCACGCCTAGGGCTGCGTTAAACTCGCTTGATCCGTCTTTACTGAGACAGCCGAACGGAGAGAGTTTAACGGCGTGAAAACGCCAAAGCGATGATCCTGATTCCTGACGGAACAAATTACGCTTAGCAGACACCCAGCAATGGGACTGCTTTGCTCCGAAGCCTTCAAGCCTTCTGGAACATTTGACACCGCTCCTACAGCGTGGCCGACATCCGCGCATTGCAGGACGATTATTTATTTCACGCCGAACTTCAATTTGGCGCCTCGGATTATGCCGCGCAACTGGCATGGCTAAAAGAGCGTTACAACGAAGCAGCCGAAAACCGCGAAAGTGCAGAAGTCACATCGCAATCGTTTGAAGGCACAACTCACTCGATGCAGTTTCGAGGCAGCACGCCGGAAGAGCGCAGGCAGGCATTAAAGCTCGCCATTCGCCAACTGAACATCATCAGCGGCAACACGCGCACGGCTCCTGCAAGCGGCCTTAAACTGGACTTTTCCACCCGCATTACCTCGACATGAGTTCGCACCGATCAAGGCACCGCGCCAAGATGCGGGCATTACAAGAGGCAATCGTTAAATCGGCGCCGCGTCCGGCTCATTCGGTTTCCGGCCTCGGCAAAGTTACCGACATCCTCAATCATTACAGCGGCACGGCAGGCGTAGAGGCTGCAAAATGGACGCCTAACCGGGGGACGATGGACTACGCGCCGCTTGATACGTCTCGCGTTCTCACAGGAGGCGCTAGAAAGACGGTTCTGCGGAAATGCCGCTGGCTTGCCATCAATGATGGCTATGCGAGGTTTTTGGTGAACGGCCTCGCTAACCTCATCGGCTTCTATCAGCTACAACCAGCAACGAAAGACAAAGCGTGGAATGCCATCGCAGAACGGCACTGGAAGAACAGAATCAAGACGCCATCGGTTTTCGACCGCCTCGGCAAGTTTAACCACGCCAGATGGCAGCTTGCGCTTTCTCGCGGATCCATTCGAGACGGCGACATCCTCACGCTGAAAACCTACGCGCAAAGCGGAGCGGGCCAGATCCTCATTTACGGCGGGCATCAAATCGACAGCGGCAACAAACAGGACATCAGCAACCTCCGCGACGGCATCTACCATGATAATCTCATGGCACACACGGGTTATAACCTTGTGGACCCGTCTGATATGTCGAAAAGCACCGTAGTGCGTGCGTCCGATGCGATGTATTACGGCGACTTTTCCGATGCTGCGGAGCTTCGGCCTATGCCGCGCTTTACGCACGCGGTAAACGACCTGCATGACATCGCAGAGATTGACCTGGACTCAAAGCTAGGCATTAAGCGCCGCCAATTCATCGGGCTTTACAAGAAACGCGCCCATCAGAACATCAGCGGCAACCTCGGGCTTGGCGTTTACCAGTCGCCGCACACTGAAACGGGAGTAAACGTTACGAATACGAGCGCCGCTGGCGTAGAAACAACGCAAACAACGCTTATCAACGTCGAAGGCGTCACAGACCGCACCGGCATTGCTACGCTAGAAGCTGGTGAAGATTACGGCGTCGTGTCTGCGGACAATCCCGGACCGAACGAACGCGAGTTTAACAAGGCCTTGCTGACAAAGATCAGCTTGGGCCTCGGCTTGCCTCCTTCTACGGTGTTTGCAATGCTAGGCGCAGGCGGGCCGGAAGTCCGCTTCCATATGGCGCTGCTTCAAAGGTGGATTCAGATCGAACTCTTGAACCTTTTGACCATCGTTCAGCAGCACTATTTCTGGATCATGGGGACGGACATTGCTCGCGGAGCTTTGCCCGAGCCTGACGATGAACAATGGTGGAACAATATCGCCATCCCTTGCGCAGACCTTACAATCGACAGAGGGCGCGAGCTAAACGGCAAGATCGCCGCTCTCAAAGTCGGTGCTTTGACGCACGCGGACATTTTCGCGGAGGCTGGAAAAGATTGGGAAGATCAACTCGAAATTCAGGCCGAAATCATCGCTCACGCATCCGGACTTGCCGCCGAAAAAGGACTCGCCGGAGGATTGTCCGATTTGATGCCCGACTGGAATCCTCGGCAGCCTGCTATCACGCCTCTTACTAGGCCGTAAAACAAAAAAGTGAAAAATCCGCTTGATGTATCGGCTGGATGTGGAAGTTTGGAGTCGCAACGAACAACACGACACCATGAACACATTTGAAATCTCACCATCTGCAATCGTCCGCTCCTGCTCATTCGGATCACTTGTAGTCGCCTACGCGAAAAACAAATGGGGCAAAGAGCGCGGAACGGTAATTGATGCAAAGCAAGACGCGCAAAAGGACGGCGGCGAAATTTACAGTCATTTTTACAGGAACCACCGAATCGAAATCGAGCCAAGCGAATCACACAAGGCTTACTTCTCGATCACTGGTGAGTGGTGATAGTCAAACCCTCGCCATCCGCCGCGCCCTAAAAAGCGCGGCTTTTTTGTGCCTATTTGACATGCCTGACAAGGCATGACCTCGCAGACATGGTTCTCTTTTCGCGCCTCCGCTGATTCGCTGACAATCGACATCACCGACGAAATCGGCTATTTCGGAGTAAGCGCCCGCGACTTCGCCAATCAACTCAAGGCACTACCGAACGCGAAGGCAATCACGCTGAATCTCGATTGCCCAGGAGGCGATTGTAACGATGGATTCACGATCTATGACGCGCTTGTAAACTCCGGCGCAGATATTACGGTCAACATCACCGGCCTCGCCGCCTCGATGGCAAGCGTTATCATGCTGGCGGGCAAAACAATCAACATCGCGGAAAATGGCCGCGTGATGATTCACCGAGTCACCGGAGGAGCGATGGGTAATGCCGATGAAATGGACGCGGCGACGAAGCTCATGCGGCAGTTTGAAGATCGTATCGTCGGCCTTTACACAAAGCGAACCGGCAAGGATGAAGATGAAATCCGCGACTTAATGAAAGCGCAGATGGGAACGTGGTTCTTTGGGCAAGAGGCAGTTGATGCTGGTTTTGCCGATGCCGTCGTGAGCACGAAAGCGCGAAACTTTAAGGCATCGTGGGCGCCTTTGTTCACAATGCTGCCCGCTGCGCTATTTGACAGCGCAGGCAAGGATATGGCTACTAACACCATCACTCCCGCCGAAGAAATCGAGCCGATTCCCGCCGCTGAACCTGAAGCCGAAACCCAGGTCATCGAAACACCCATTTCCCCAACGCCAGAAACTCCGGTTGAGCCTGAAACGGCTCCTGAAGTCGAAGCGAAAGGAATCCTTGAGCGAATCACCGCAGCCTTCACAGGCTCGGAAAAGCTCAAGGCTGAACTGGTAACTGCACGCGCCCTTGTCATTGATCGTGACAATGAGATCGCTGCTCTGAAAGCCGAAGTTCAGACGCTAAAGCCGAAGGCAGAACAGCTTACCGAGATCACGGCAAAGCTGGCAGACGCTGAAGCAAAGGCGAAATCAGTCGGCCTTGCCGCCGCTGAAATCGCTGCCGCGCATGGCCTGCGCTCCGAACAACTCGCAGAACTGCCCGCCCCATCGCAAGAGATGGACAAGGCCAAGACGCTAACCCGCGAAGAGTTCAACGCTCTTTCTCCGGCTAAGCGTTCCGAGTTCTCAATCAACGGAGGCAAGATCACAAACTAATCCCGGCCATGGCGAAGAACAAACCAGAACCAACGAAGCAAGAAGAGGCTAAGGCCGAGCTGCCTTTAGTTCTCACCCTTTCACAAATCGCAAAACTCACTGACGAAGAAAAGGCCAAGTTTCGCCATTCAGGTGGAACCGCCATCGAAGATCCAATCCCCTAATTACTCACCAATATGGCTAATACTCTCTCCAATCTCATTCCAGACGTTTACACCGCTCTGGACATCGTGTCCCGCGAACTCGTCGGCGCTCTGCCCGGCGTTACCCGTGACGCCAACGCCGACCGCATCGCCTCTAATCAGACGATCCGTGTCGCACAGACTCCGACAAACACCACCTCGGCTTATACTCCGGCCATGGCGGTTCCGTCCGCAGTCGATCAGACCATTGCCAATGCTTCCCTCACCTTGTCTAAAAACAAGTATGCCGCGTTCAGCTGGACCGGCGAGGAAGTCTATGCAATGAATCAGGGGCCGGGCTTTCTCACCATCCGCCAGAACCAAATCGCCCAGGCTTTCCGCGCTCTGGTGAACGAAATGGAAAACGATGTATGTGACGCCATCGCCGCTGGCGCTTCCCGCGCTTACGGCACCGCAGGCACTACGCCCTTCGCTTCCACGCTTGCCGATCCCGCCCAGGTTCGCAAGATTCTGGACGATAACGGCGCTCCGCTCTCTGGCCGCTCGCTGGTCATCAATACCACCGCAGGCGCTGCCCTTCGCACGCTCGGCCAGTTGACCAAAGCGAATGAAGCTGGAACCGCTATGACGCTGCGCGATGGCGAACTGCTCAACCTTCACGGCTTCTCTGTCCGTGAGTCTGCGCAGATCAACAACGCAACGGCTGGCACCGGCTCCGGCTATCTTATCAACGAAGCCTCTGGCTACGCAGTCGGCGCAACCTCACTGACTCTCGACACTGGCACTGGCACCATCCTCGCCGGCGATGTCATCACGATTGGTTCACACAAGTATGTCGTGAAAACGGCGCTTGCTGCGAACGTCGTGGTGATTCAGTCTCCCGGCCTTGTGGCGGCAGTTGCTAACAATGCGGAAGTCACGGTCAACGCTACCAGCGCCCGTAACATCGCGTTCAGCTCTGACGCCATCGTTCTCGCTACCCGCCTGCCTATCTTCCCGTCCGAAGGCGACATGGCAATCGACAACGAAGTTGTCACCGATCCCCGCACCGGCATTAGTTTCGACCTCCGCGTCTATCCTGGTGACGGCATGGTGCTTTATCGCATCCACGCTCTCTGGGGCTGGCAGGTTCTCAAGTCCGCACACGCTGCCGTGCTTCTCGGTTAGTCCAAAGCCGGGAGCGTCCCGCGTGACTAATCGCCCGCCCTTGTGCAAACGAGGGCGGGCTTTTTCTTGCTCGTTTGACACCGCGCATAGGTTGTTGTTCATGTGGCATTGCCGCCGCCCGCGTGTCGTGTCGCGGGCGGCGGTTTCTTTTTACACATGAAAGCTCTACTCACTCAGGCGGCAAAGCACTCTTTGCAGGTTCTCATTTCCGCTCATCCCGGCCACATCATCATCGGGACACGCACGATCAAATGTGCGGTTTTTACTGAGCGAGGCGTGAAATGGGAAGGTGATGGCGGGCAGATTCAACAGCGACTAATCAAAGCGCAGATTCCATGCACGGCGCTGCCTGATTCTGAGATTGTAAACGCAACAACGGACGCGACTCGACCCGTGCAATTTACGCATCAAGAGACGGGCAAGGTTTACCAGTTGAGCACGGATAACGCGCCGCTCAAAGATCCCACCGGCACCTATTGGCACATAACCGGCACGCAAATCACCAAAAAATGATCTCCGGCAATGTCGAAATTGGCAACCTGTTAAAGCGACTCCGCAAGGTGCCGATGGAAGCGCCGCGCATCATCAAGAAAGCAATCGACACGGACGCACGCGGCTTTGTGCGGGATATTGTCGGGCTGACTCCGCCGTCTAACAAGACTGCAAACAAGGCATCGCATGAACGCGGGAAAATGGCGATCACCTCCGACTTGCTAGGCTTAAAAGGAACAAGAGATAAGCACCAAAGAACCGCAGGAGTGTTTGTCGTGATGAGCGACGACTTGCTTGCCAATAACGCAAGGCAATCGCCAAACGGCGCAAACGTGCGTCTATTCGTCAAAAAAGACGGCACTGTTTACGCATGTGACCGCCGCTTTTTCAGACCTCGCGCAAGTAACGGTGAAATGTATGCGCACCATCAAAGCATGCGCACAAAGAGAGGGCGCGTGACTACCGCAGGCGGCGCGACTCGGGACATTGGACGAACTCGCTTCATAGATCAAATGGTCGTTAGTAGGAGTGCATACTTGAGATATGAAAAATGGATTCACAAGCGAGTCGGAATGCTTGCCGCTGGCTACAATGCAGCGGCTCAAAAGCTAGGCGTCAAAATGCCCGCGTGGATTAAAAAGCACGGAACAAAAGGAG